CCACCAGCCTTGAGCGTCGCCATGTCCGTGAAGATGCGCCCAGACCTCAGCCAGCGATGCCGCCCTAAGCTCGGACGGGGGCCAGCCAAGCGCGCCTGCAACGCAATGCATCTCGTGCCCGCTCAGTCCGCCGCCGCGGTCGTCGTTTCGCCCGCGGCGGCTCGGGAGTTTCCCAGAGACGTTTCCGCCTTGTTGAACGCATCGGTCAGCAAGCGGATCGCGAAATCCTGGCAGGGATCAAGTCCGCCCTGCTCAATCAGCCGATCCACTTCGCCGGGGATTTCAGCCGGGCGCAGATCACCGGCTGCGCGCAGGCACGCCACCAGCACCGCCCGAATGTCGGTGACATTGCCCTGCGCGCACCGCCGCATGACGGCCGCAAAATCGTCGCGATGCTCGCTGATCTCGATCAGCGCGCCGACCGTCACCACCCCCCGGACGCGCGCGCCCGAAAGGTCTGCCGTCAAGTCCGTCCGCATCACGCCGCCGTGTAGGTAAGGGCGCCAGCGCTTTCGAGCGAGATGGACCAGCTCACCTCGCCGTTATGCTCGGCGGAGTAGTCCAGCGTCGTGATCTGGAACGGCCCGGCGACAGTGCCGAAATCGGGAATGATAATCTCCATGTTCGGGATCGTGCCGCCGAAGAAGTAGTCGCGGGCTTCTTCGTCCCGAGCGTCGTCCAGAAAGACGCCAGATCCGGAAATCGAGCAGGACTGCACGCCTGCGCCCGCAAGCAGCTCCCGCCAGCGATTGGTGGAGTTGATATTGGTGATGTCCACCGTCTCGGCGTTGAAGCTGATGTTGCTGGTCCGGATGCCGCCGAAGGCGTTGAACGTCTCCGTCGCCTCGCCGTCCCCGATCTTGATCAGCAGATCGAGACCCTTCTGTGCCGCCATTGTCCCGGCCTCCTTAGCCGTCTGTGATGATGGTGAAGTCCGCGATGCCGTGCGCGGTCACGCCGTCCGGGTCGAGCAGATCGCGCGACCCGGACCACCGACAAAGCACCAGCGTGCCGGCGTCCAATGATAGATCGACGCGGTGCAACGCTGCTCGGCAGGCGGCCAGCATGGCCCGGCATTCAACCCGCCCGATAGCCCGCGACCACGCGTGCACCTGCAACACGGCTTCCATGCCGCGCAGGTTCACGCCGTCGAAGTCCAAACGCTGCATGTCCCCGATCTGGATGTGCGGGAAAGCGACATCCTGCAGCCGGCATCAGGAAAGGCTGCGCCCGCGTCGTCGCAGTCCCGAACTCGACCCACGCGGCATACCAGCCCGGCGACCCGCGCCGCTCCGGAAAGACGCCAATGTGCCGGATGAGCCCGCCCGCTTCACCCTTCACCATCCGCGCAAAATTGCCGATAGCGCCGCGGCCGGTGAAGCCGTCGAGGCTGTCCCTGACCTCGATTGCCTCCGCCAGCTCGCCGGTGTCGCGCGGCGCGATTGACGCCGCCTTGCTGCGGATTTCGTTGGCGCCTTTGTCCAGCGCCGCGTTGATGTCTTCGGTCATGGCCGGGCTAAGGCGCTTGAGGGCCCGCGCCGTTTTGTCGGCCCCGCGGATGTAGGTCTGCTTCGCCATCAGCCCTGCGCCACCCCGCGCTCAACCGTCATTTCCAGAAACCGCCCGCGGCGATCCGGGTTGGCGATGGTGCGGATCTGGTATTCCACGCCGTCGATCCGCGCCTGGTCGGCCGTCGTGACGGCCCGCGTGTCGCTGCTGCTCCGCACCGTAAGAACGCCCGCGTGGCTCGCCTCCAGCCGCCCGCCCTCGATGCGCTCCCGCCCGCGCTCCGGCCGGAACGCGCCCCAGACCGTCAAGAACGCGGCGCCGCTGTAGCCGCTGGTGACGTTGCCGTAGGCGTCGGTCGTGGCGTCCAGCCGGTGAAAGCTCACCCGGTCGCGGAGCTGGCCGATGGCGGTCATGCGTCGATTACCAGAGCGCGACGATATTGGTGGCGGTCGTGCCGGTGGACTTCACCCGCGCCGTCCGGACGGGGAGGATCGCCGCCGCAGTCAAGGATGAGAACGTCACTTCGTCACCCCCGGTCGTAACCAGCACGACATCCCCCGCGCCGCCGATGTAGAGCCCGCGCGCCGAAGTCGTCAGATCGGCGCCGTCGTTCGGGGTCACGGCCTCCGCATGAGAGGCCGGAGCGTCAAGCGAGCTAGTATAGGTCTCGAATTTGTCGGCCATACTCGGCCCTCCTTGTCGTTCATGCCACCCATCCGCGACGGTGCAAGCCAACCAAGTGCTCAACCGCCAACGGAACATCCGTCACCGTCTGGCCGACAACCACCGCCTCACGATGCTCATAGAGATGCCCGAGCATCATCTTGATCGCATGCACCAAGTCCGCCGGAACGTCCGCTGCCGCGCCGTAGCCTGCGGTCCAGGTGATCGAAAGCGCGTCAGGCCGGCTGTAGGTCTCCGGCCAGCTGGCGCTCTGCTTGGGCTCGATGAAGCCCATGTCGTTGTCGCTGATGACGTGGAAATCGCTCAGCGTCGCGGTCTGGCTCGCGTTGTCACGGTCGTAGTAGGCGATCTCCGTCACGCTCTGCACCGGCGTCTTCGGAAGCCGAATGCGCCCCGACCCTTCGGCCAGCGTCAGCTTCCACGTCTGGGTCAGAAGGGGGCGTCCGGCCATTTCCTCGACCGCGCCCGCCGCCGCGCTGGCCAGCGAGCTGATAAGGTCGTCATCGTCGCTGTGATCCACGCGCAGATGCGCCTTCGCATCGCTCAGCGAAACGACATCCCCCGAAGGCGCGACGGTGCGCTTGAGGGTCATCCCGCCGCCTTCTCAGCCCGGCGACGCGGCACGGCCTTTTCCGGGCGCGCTTCTCGCACCGGCTCGGCCGCGCCCGCCTCAATCAGACGACGCGCCTCGGCGTCGGAGACCTCGACCTCATCGCCCACGTTTTGCGCGCCGGCCGCGGACGCGCGGGCCGTCAGAAGCTTGATCTTCATGGGAACCTCCATCCGCTCATCAAGAGGGGCGGCCGACGCCGCCCCTCCGGGGAACGGACGGCTTACGAAGCCGCCAGCGCCAGGTGCTTGACCGCGGCCGTGTCGCCCAGCTCGCCGTCGAAGCGGATATAGCCGGCGACGCCGAAGCCAGGCCAGAAGTCCTTGTCCTGGATGGCCCCGATCAGCGGCGCGCCGACCTTGCGGACGTAGTATTTGCCGAAGTCGCCGAACAGCATGACCTTGCTCGACACGCCGTCCGAGAGCGAAGCCACCGCCTGGTTGATGCTGTAGGGCCGCCCGTTGAAGCTGGCGGGGATGCCCCGCTGCACGTCGCCCATCTGCCAGAGGTAGTTGCCGTCGCCGTCCTTGATCTTGCGCACAGCCTGGAGCGTCGAGTCGTTGAACATGTAGCGGACCTTCGGCGCCTGCCGGTAGGCGGGGTCCACCGAATGCTCCAGATCCATGATCTCGTCCCAGGTGATCGCCGTGGTGGACGCGGCGACCTTGCCCTCGGAGGAGGCCGTCACCACGCCGTTCGGCGCGGACGAGCCCGACCCGGTCGTCAGCTGGGTGTTCGCCAGCCGCGCCAGCCGCTCGCCCAGAAGCTCGCCCAGCAGCTGCTCCATCGCAAAGATGGAGTCGTCCGCCAGCTCCTTGGAGACGCGCAGCCATTCGGTGTCGAAGGCGTAAGCGTCGAGCGTCTTCTGGCCAAAGGTCACGTCCTTGCCGCCGTCGTCGGTCAGGGTCGCGCCTTCGGTGTGGGCGCCCGCGGTGGACGACGTGTCATCCACGGTCGGCATGGTGATCTGCCCGCCGCCCGTGGTCGTGATGACCGTGGCGACGTTCTCGTCATACATCGGCCCCCAGAGCGCCATCGTCTTGACGAGGATGTTGGCCAGCTCCGTCGGGACGGTGTAGCCGCCGGCGCCGTCGGTGCCCGAGGTCTGAGCGCGCTCCTCGATCTGGGAATAGCCGGCCCGCAGCACGGCGCGCTCCTCCGCCGACATCGCCGCGACGTTGCCCATGCTGCGCAGGTAGGCGTGGAAGGCCGAGCGGTAGTCGGGGCGGTCATCTTCCTCGGCGCCGCGCGCCTCGCCGCCGCCGCCCGGGCGGCGCGGATCAGGCGCATTGAGCGCGTCCTGCACAGACCGCTCGGCGCGCTCCAGCTTCTCCAGCCGCTCAGCCCGCTCGCCCAGCTTGTCATGATCCGCCATCATGGCGTCGAACTCGCGTTCGATCTCCGCGGCCCGGTCTTCGCTGGTGTCCTCGGTGATCTCGTCAAACTTGGCGCGCGCGTTGGTCGCGATCCGCGCCTGCTGCTCCCGCAGCTCCTTCACGGTGGACATTGGAACTCTCCTTTCGTCCATGCGAAAAGGCCGCCCCGAAGGACGGCGGCGAATAGGCAGGGATCGCGCCCTTGCCGTTCTCCCGCTTGCGCGAGGGGGTTCTGGGTCAGAGGCCCCGGCGGGCCAAGTCCGCACCCATGAGCTGCTTGCGCCGCGCCACGCGGTCGAAGTTGTGGCGCCGCACCTGCTTGCGATGCTCCGACAGGCCCCGCAGCCCGATCTCGGTGCCGTCATAGGCCGGCATCGTCACCACCGACACGTCATGCAGGGACGCCCGCTTGATGGTCCGCAGCGGCATCTCGCCGGAGTCGTCCCACTCCTGCACATCGGCAAAGAAGGCGAAGCTCATCTTGTCCAGATCGCCGCGGCGCATCTTGCCGGCCACGCGGCGCACGTCGGGGTCTTCCGGGTCCAGCTCCGACCGCATCCAGAGCCCCTTGTCGTCCTCGCGCAGCGCAAGCGTGCCGGAGCGGGTCCGCGCCATGACCGTGCTGTCGTCATGGTTGAAGGTGAAAACCACGTCATCGCGGCCGATGGCATCGGCGAACGCGCCGCGGGCGATGCGCTCCCGGAACATGCCGGCGATGTCGGTCTCCTGGTCGAAAACGGCCGCGTAGCCTTCCACGGCCAGCGTGTCGCCGTCGGCCCGCACCTCGGCGGGCAGGCGGACGTAACGCCCGCGCGCCTCGAATTTCATTGGTCGCCTCCTGTCGGCTCGCCCGCGCTGGTGATGGGGACTGTCGCGCCCTGGATAAACAGCTGGTCGCCGCCGGCCATCGGCGGCAGATTTTCGAGCGCGCGCACTTCGTCAGGGGAGCGAATGCCGTGCTGAACGGCGGTCGCGTAGCCCTCCATGCGCGTCTTAAAGTCGCCGCGAAGCAGCCCGTCCACGTTAAACTTGACGAAGCGATCCGCGCGGCGCCCGAAAAGCTTCAGGTTCAACTCCGTCTCTACGTCCTCGATCCAGCGCTTGAGCGTGTGCTTGACGAAGTGAAGGTCCTGCTGCTCGGTGTTGCTAAAGGTGCCGTGCGTCAAGTCTTGCAGGAAGGTCGGCGGCAGGGAGTAGATGCGGCCGATCTGCTCGACCATGAACCTCTGCGTTTCGACCAGCTGAGACTTCTCCGGGTCGCCGCCGATCTGCTTGATGTCGAGCCCGGCCGGGAGGATCAGCGCCTGTCGATCCTCCTTCGCCGCCTGCTTCACCGCCTCTTGCAGATCGTCGGCGGCGCGCTTCATCGCCTGGCCCGACTGAAAGTTGCCCGTGACGGCGAAGGGCGGCACGCCGCCGGTCTGAAGGAACCTCGCGCCGTAGCGCGTCGCCGCGATGGCGAGCCCGATCACGTCCTTATTCGCCAGGATCGGCGAGCGATGCCGCACCTGGTCCGGGCGCAGCATGAAGGCGAGGTCCAGAATTTCGCGCGCCTCATAGACGAAGCGGCGCCCGCCCGGCTCGATGTAGTGGTATTCCCGCCGCCCCTCGATCAGCTTGACAGTCATATTCTCCGGTATCAGCGGCCACAGGTTGACCACCTGGCTCGCGCCGTTGCGCTCGATGAAGACGAACGCGCGGCCCGTCGTCAGAATTTGCTCAAGCGTGTATTTCCAGCCTTTGAAAGCGGTCGTCTCGTCGTTCCAAGCGTCGTGCAGAATGCCCGCCAGAGGGCCGCGCACCTGCTGGCGTTCCTCGTTCGACCGTCGATAGACGTGGAGCGGAAGCCCGGCGATGGTGCCGGAAATGAAGTTGACCGCCGCCCAGATCGCCGGGACGCTCAGCGCCGCATCCGGCGTCACCGTGACGCCGCCAGACTCGCGCATGAAGTCATCGAGCCCGAGAACCTGCACGATCTGGGATTGGCTTTGCGTCGCCGTCACCGCGCGCGCTTCCTGATTCTTGCGACCAAACCCGAACATCATGCGCCCGCCAGGCTGAAATCGGGGTCAACGTCCCACGGCGTCGGAGCGCCGGCGTCGCTCGGCTCATATGTCCCCGCCACAGAGGCGGCCATCGCGAGAGCAACCATGCCGTCGATCCTTCCCGCCGCCTTGGCCTTGTCCAGCTTGCGGTTGCCCGCAGGGTCCGCTTTCACAACGGCGTTCGCCGCACACATCGTCAGCACCGGGTGCCCGCCATGCGCGATCTTCTCGTTGAGCAACAGGCTTTCCAAATCGCGCAGCGCCGGCGACATGCTTTGGAAGCCTTGACCCATCGGTTCAAATGTCGCTGCGTCGCCGTCAATTTCGTCATCCGACAGCCCGGCCTTGCTAAGCCACGGCCGCAGATGCCGGAAATTCCAGCGGTCAAAAGCGATCTTGCGCACGTCCAGCCGGTCGCAGAGCGTGGCGATGTGCTCCGCCACATACTCGTAATCCACGGTCGGACCTGGCGTCGGCGTCAGCCACCCGTTCCGCGCCCAGACGTCATAGGGGACGCGATCCTGCCGGGCCTTTTCCTCGATGCCCGATCCCGGAAGCCAGAACGTCGGGCGAACGTGCCAGACATCGCCAATCGGCGCGATCAGCACTAGCGCCGTCAAATCGTTGACGCTCGATAGGTCCAGCCCGCCGAAC